ACCAAAAACTGACCTGTTGTGCCTGCTGCAGTAACTGCTAATGCAGTTGTGCTTGAACCATAAACTACGCCACCAGCTACAAATGCAGAAGATTGACCTGTACCACCACGATTGTAGGCTACAGTTGTGCCGTTCCATGTAGCTGAAGTAATTGAGCCTGGGTAATCTAATGTATTGGTTGACCAAGATACGTTAGAAGGTGTTGAATCGTGACGATCCCATGATCCTGCTGATGTAGAGTTATTAGTTAATACAACTGCTACATAACCACCAGAATTTATTGTTGCAATTGTAGTAGATGATGTATTGACTACAGTAATTGCGCCTGAAGATTGATTGTTATTAAATGTAAACAATGCGCCATTAGGCAAAGTTGTTGCATTTGGCAGTTGAATTGTTTGACCGCCAGATCCTGTTATATAATAATTTTGTGCAGATGCAGCATTAAGTGTAATTGTTGTGCCACTAGCAGCTTGACTTACAAAGCCCTCAAACAAACAATTTACAGAAATATTAGCGTTAGCATCACGCAAAACTACGCTGTTTGCACCACTTGAAGTAGTTACGCCAGTTCCACCATTTGCTACGTTTAATGTGCCTGATAATGTTACTGCGCCAGTAGTTGCTGTAGATGGTGTAAATCCAGTAGTGCCTGCGCTAAATGAGCTAACATTTGCAGGCAATGATACCCATGCAGGAACACCGCTAGAAAGTGTTAAATATTGCCCATTTGAGCCTGCCGACAAAAATGTAGTTGAGCTTGCGCCTGTTTGATAAGGCAAAGATCCTGTTGTGCCACCGCTTAAATTGGTTGCTGTAGTTGCTGTTGTGGCTGATCCTGCTGATGTTGCAGTTGCAGCGTTGCCACCAATATTTAAGCTAGTGGCTGTGCCTGTTAAACCTGTGCCAGGGCCACTAAATTGTGTAGTGGCTGTAATAGTAGTGCCAGAAATAGTAGAAGCAGTAGTAGCTCCAATAGTCGTGCCATTAATTGATCCCCCTGTAATAGCTACTGCATTAGCGTTTTGCGTGGACATTGTGCCAAGACCGCTTACTTGCGTATTGGCGATGGCAATAGATGTATTTGTTACGCTAGTAACTTGACCTTGAGCATTGGTTGTAAATACAGGAACACTTGATGCAGAGCCGTATGTGCCTGCTGTTCCTATGTTTGTAATGCTAAATGTAAATCCAGTAAGGGTTAACCCTGTGCCTGCTGAATAAGTAGCAGAAGTGGTAAATTGCGCCCAAGTAACAGGAGTTGTGCCTAATGTGCCACCAGGCGTTACTGTGCAGAACCATGCTGATCCTGCTTGTGAGCCATATTCTACAAATGCTATTGCTGAAACTAACTCATTCCAAGAATCTGCATCTGTAGAGCGACTCCATGCACCGCTAGATGCAATGTAAATACCATTATTAGCACTTGTTGTTTGATTCTTAACAATGACTCTATCGTCTGATAAAGTCGTATAACCATCAATTGTTTGCAGACCTGACAGCGTAATATTGGCTGTTGTTGCACAGGCTACTGGTTGTTTCCAGCTAATTCCTGCTGCATAAGACTGTAAAGCAAGCAAGTTAACAATATCATTTGCGCTAGTAGGCTGAGTAGTAATCTGCCCTGTTGTAGTCTGAATATTAGTAAAAACCCCTGTAGATGGGGTTGTAGCACCAATAGTAGTGCTATCAATCGTGCTACTGGTAATGGTTAACCCTGATTGAACAGGATTAACAGTAGCGTAAAAAGGCATATTTTGCCCGATGAACGTATTAAACGTGCCATCAAGATTAAAATACGCCTGAACAGGCAGTAGGTTTTGATCTACTGTCTTGGCAGGATTAGCCATTGACTATCCTTAGTTTTGGTCAATCATCGGCATCACATAAAGTGTGCCACTTGTTCCAATCGCTGTAATAGCAAAACTAGGTGGAACTGCAATCACAGTAGGCTGGGACATTGCTACACCCAAAATAAATGATTGGCTAGTGTTACCACCTGTGGGCAATACGGCAGCAGGAGCTGTAGTCGTTGTGCCTGCAATAGCAGGAGCAATCGTGATAGCTACAGGGTTTGCGCCAGTATTTAAAAACCCACAAAAGTTAGGCTGATCATTGCCGTTAGGCGTGATCGTTACAGAAGTAGAAGAAGTGCCACTAACAGTAATAGCCGTTGTAGGGCCTACAAAACGATAAGCTGATACGTTAGCCATGATTTTTCCTTAAACAGCAGTAGTTGGCAATGGGCCTTCTGCACGAACAATTTGGAACTCATAAATACCAGTCTGAGGTGTGGCACTAGCAGTAGCTACGTTAGCAAATTGAATTGTCAATACGTTAGCAGTCAAGCAATCACATTCAGAAATAACAATTCCAGCAGTTTGGTTTGATGTAAAACCTTGAGCCATGATAATGTCAGTTGTTTGCAAGCCAGGCAAGCTAAAAGTCTGGTTTGAAGTAGTATTTGGAGCTACTTGAGTTGGAGTAATGGATGGAGCGATGTAAAAAGTTTCGTGGGAATTGCCACGAGTTACTGTAGTGCTAGACATAATTTTTTCCTTTGCAAAGGGGGTGTGTTGTAAATCTACAACTATTTTACATTGTTTTGCTGATCTCTCAAGTGTTTTCCGCAACTACCTTTAAATGTTTTATAACCGATGTGACCTAGCTCAAATTCAAGATTTGCCCATACTTTTCCACCTATATCAACCCATCTTTGGCAAAAGCTAAAATCTTCGCTTAAACGATTGCCATCAGGCATTTCATAAGGGTCAAATAAAGGCCAAAACTGGGTATGTTCGCCTACGCTACGCAATGTTTGACGAGGATAAGCCTCAATCATCTTTTGGGCGCAATTACGGCTAATCTTCATAAAGCCACCTGGCAAGCCTAATACTTCCATAAGTCCTGTTTCAGAATCATTACGATATTCATCCCTAATGCCAATTTTAAAAGGCCATTCAATAGGATCTGATTTCTTAGGGTAAATACCACCTACAACATCTACAGGATAATCAATTAATTTGAGCAAATCGCCTGGTTGCCAAAATACATCATCATCAATAAACACCAATGTATCGGCATTAGAACGCACAAAAGCAGCAAATAATGCCCCTCTTGAGCCTGCAATATCGCTATTTCCTATGTCCTCTGCCATGCTAAATTTATCACCACGACCAATAATATTGACTGCATCAAGCAAGATAGCTCTCATAGTCGGAAAATGCACTTTTGCTGAATAGCAAGGCATTGCAATCATTACGCTTTTCATTTAATCCCCTCAGAATGTTAAAAACCCACCCTTTTTAGGGGGTGGGCTTCTATTTTACAACAGATTACTGTGCTGACAAGTCGTAACCATATACATATACGTCAATTGTGCCTGTTACAGCAGCAGAAGATACGTTTACATACAAAGTTTGTGCGCTTGTTGCACTAGCAGTCAAAGTAGCAGCTACAACAGATGCGTTAGCAGTAGTTGTGTTAGTTGCTAAAGCAGCTTTAGTGTAGATTGCTGTACCACCAGCAGATAAACCTGTGTAAACACCTAAATAGGTGCTTGCGGTTGATACTGCTGCGCCTGCGTTATTACAGTTAGCTGTGATAACTGAAACAGGTACATAGTTGGTTACATCAATTACGTTAACTGCTGTATCACCCAAAGTTGCTAGGCTAACACCTTGAGCAGTTGCGATCAAACGCAATGCTTGGTTAGAGCCTAATACTTGTGGGTGAATCGAGGTGGTTACTGCTGGGCCTGGATTTGCCATGATTATTTTCCTTTATTCGTTAAAAAATTAAGCTGCAACACGGCAAGCGAGTTCAGGATACAAGTTAGCCCAACCATACAGAACGTCTAAACGAGTAGGAATAGAGTCATTGTTAATGGTGTATTGACGAACTACACGCATTGACAGACCAATTTCCTTGTCGGAAGCACGACCAGCGAAATGAACACCTTCAGGCAACTCTAGGTCAGCCATAGCCATTGTGAACGCATTGCGGTGCATTACGATGTTCTGTGGGCTAACAGTACCTAAGTTGTTGAAAGGAGTCACAACGGCAGTCGATGAAGTCGAAGAAACCGACACGTTTTGAGATCGGAAGAGCAC